CACTCGTGACTGCCCTTTCCAGCTCTTCATATGGCACTTCACCGGATATAACCCGGTCGCCGATAACCGTTGTCGGTGTGCCTGAATACTGGAGTACCTTGAGCAATTGTTTGTTCACTTCAATGATATGATGAGTATCAGGTCTGTATTTTGTTAACTTCACATCAGCCGCACCCAGAGCAGACCAGATACGCGCATCATCAGCCATACCCCGGTACCCCATCAGTGCATGATGAAAGGCATGGAATTTCTCCGGTTGCTCTATCCATACGGTCAGGGCCATGCGGGTTGCTGCCGTCGATGCATCAGAACCATAGGAAAGTAGCTTGTAGGTGATCGCAATGTCAGGATGTGCTTTTAGAAGACGCTCCAGCGTACTGTCAAAGTGTTTGCAATGGATGCAGTCGTAGTTCGTGAAGCTGACAATTTTTAATGCCGGATGCTCAGCGCCCACCACTGGAGACATCGGGTCGTTTAGTAACTTATGGTGAATCAACGCCTCAACCCGGGCAGACCTCGCAGGTTTCGATACCGGTGTTGTCGCCATCTGAACGCTTTTAACTGGCTGATTAACGGATAAGTCAGGTGCCGAAGATGCTGTACCGGCAAACATCAGCACGAACAAAAAAATCACTTTATTCAGCATTACCGTGTTCCTCGTGCACATGCGTAGTGACGCGATGTTCCGTCAGTCAACGAAATAACCGTGAAACCCTCGCCAGAGCGCGCAGCATGACGATAACGGCATTTAGAATTCTGAAAACCGTCGTAGCTCTGGAGTTAAACGAGACGGCTTTAAGGCACGATGAGGCTGCTGACCTGACCGGGATACACCATCAGCATGGTCGGATCAAAGTTGCTGGTGGACGCAGGCGCTCTGGCGGCCTGTTTACTGATACCGCTCATGACGGTGGCCACCAGGACCTGGCGCCCTTCATGCGTCATGAGAAGGTTAACGGGCTGCAGTGACTGGCCGCCGGTCACAGGCGGTATCGGCGGGTACCGGCCGGTTTTACGATACGTCTGTTCCCGAACGTGTTGCCGGTCGAAGTCAGCCTGAGAAGGCATCCAAGGCTTATAGGCGACTCCGTTATCCCGCGCATTCTGCCGGGCCAGCCTGTCACGCTCGGCCATTTCACGGCTCTGCGAGACCGTGCTGCCAGGGTACAGTGCGGCCATTGTTACGGCAGAGATAATGCCCGGCAGCCCGGTAAGCGCGGCGGTGAGACCGGTCAGACCCGTGGTGGCACTTCTGCCAATCAGCAGATCAACGCCCCAGCCTGCCAGCTTAAGCGGTGTCAGCAGTGCCCCTGCCGCATGTTTAATTATCCAGAACCCGCCACTGATGCCTGCAAGCCCGGTTACGGCCAGTGCCGCCTGCCCCGCAAACTTTGCCATCTCAGGATGCCGGTGTGCGATATCTGCCATCTGCTGTAGGGAGTGGGTGAGCGTGTCCAGCCCCTGCGTGAACGTGTCCAGCAGGCCGCCATCTTTCCCCATCACCCGCTGCAGGTTCTGCCATTTCTTGTGAAAGTCGATCGCTTTGCCGTTATAGGTGACGCCGACCGCGACATAGGCATCATTCAGCCCGCGCGCGATGCCGTACGCGTCGATACGGTGATGGATGGTCTCAAGCTGTTTGTCGATGAGACTGAACATCTTGCCGCCGGTACGCCCGAATATCAGGGCGTTCTCACGCTGCTTCTGTTCTTCGGTGTAGTGGTGCCTGCGGTAGAGCGGCAGGATGACATTTTCATAGTACTCAACAGGCGACTGGCTGAAGAGCTGCGCGTCGATAAGGGGATTGCCCCGGAAACGCTTTACCCCGCCCAGGCTGTTGAGTTCAATCTTACTGGCATCCCAGATGCCCATTGCCATCAGGTCATGCGTGACCTGATTGGGCAGCTTTATAATCCCGTTTAAACGGTTATAGGCCGTCATCAGAGCATCACCTGCTGCACTGCCCTTCAGCTCACCGATAATCGGCTCCAGCTCAGCAAACAGGGCTTTATTGCTCAGGTTAAAGGCCGAGGTCCCCGCTTTAGCCATGAACTGGCGGTACTGCGTGAAATCGACATTGCCGCCTGAAGACTGAATGGCGCGGAACGCAGCGTCCATCAGTTCATTAAAGCGCTCCGGGCTTTTCAGACCGCCCGCCGTCTCGGTGAAGCGCAGCATGTCCATCTGCTTCGCCGTGGAGGCCTCTCGCTGATGCTCATCCAGCCCGCGTGAGGCGAAGTTGATTCGCGCCAGCACCGGTGCCGCCAGTTTTGCCGCGCGCAGCTGCTCCTCCACGGAAGTCCTGCCGGACTCGCTGAAGACACCCTGCGCTTCCACCAGATATTTCAGCATGTCAGTGGCCGAGGAACCACGAACGCGCGTGGTTTCGGCGAAGCGCAGCGCTTCTTCAGTTGCCGCCTGACCCATGCCGAACTGCCTGAACTTCTCCGTCATGGTCTGGTAGCGGGCCGCCTCATCAACGAACCCCTTCAGAAGCCTGAAACCAAAATAGCCGGTGGCCATATTGGTCATACCCTCTGAAAAGGAGCCTCCGCCAGGTGGCCGGCCATTACCGCCGTGACCAGAACCGCCGCCGCCCCAGCCGCCCGGAGGCACGCCATTATGCCAGCCATGCCACCAGCCACCCTGTCCTGAAGGCGGAGGCAGCACAGGTTCACCGCCAGGGTTACCATATCCACCGCTGCCGCCTGCAGCTGCGGCACCTGCTGCCAGAACGGGCAGCATCATGGCGGCACCAAAGCTTCCCGCCGCCAGTGGCGCATGCCGGGAGGCACGGTTGATGCGCTGCGTCTGGTCAGCTATCTCACGGATGGCACCGGCATATTCACGCGCCCCGCGGGATGCGCCGGAAAACTGATTGTTCAGGGAGCGATTGAGCGCCCGCAGCGCGGATGTTGCTTCACGGGCCGCACTCGTCAGTGCTTTGATGTTCCTGGTGATCGCGACGAACTTCTTATTGAGCTCGATCGCATCACGGCTGACCTGCAGCAGGTTACGCGTAAGTTGGTCGTCCAGCGCCAGCCGTACGGCCACTCGGTAAGCCTGAACATCCATAGAAACCTCATATTACGGATATAAAAAAACCCACCGACAGGTGGGTTAATGTCAATTGCAATCAATGCATGAAAGCAATCAATTCACGAACAATTCGTATTTGTCATTTGTAAAAAAAGGGTCTTTCCTCATAACCGTCATCACAGTGATTTTCATCCATGGTTTACCATGCTTTCTCGTCAATTCAACACCACATGGTAAATTGATTTTTGTTTTGTTGCATTTCAATACAAAAGTATCACTTGTGGAATAGCCAGACACAGTTTTGGCGTGAGCGCCCTTGAATTTATTGAATATATCTTCGAGTTCTTTGAGAGTTATTGCGGGGTTGTTCCTCGGGTCATTAACTCTATCGAAAGAGAAGTGCCCCGAAAACGTCATCTCTATGCACTCTGTCTCAAGGCTATCATTTATTATCGCCTCAAGATCATCCAAACCTTGACGCGTTATAGTCATAGATAGTCTGCCGTCACACGCTCTAACTTCTCATTTAACTCTTCGTCAGAGTAAGCGTTCACTGTACCAATATGCTTACTTTCAGCAATTGTACCGACACGCACATCAAATTCTTGGTTGTCAAAACTGTCAACAATCACACACTTATCACTTTCTTTAAAAAAGAAAGAGGCGAAGTTTTGCTTAACCTGCATGTTAAATTTTGTCATGATTGTTCTCCTTAGCCGAGACTATTGGAGTCTGCGATAACTTTAATAATAGATGAAAAGGTCGCCAATGATGTCTCATTTTAGAGCAAAAATTTGCTCGTTTTTGGGGTGGTTGAGGCTGAAAACTTGATTGCATCAACTCATGGCGCTCAATGTGTTGCTTAAGAAAAGCACAAAACATGATTCCTTAGCAACTCCCTTTCACCTATATATCGGCAATTTTCAACCTAACCTTAACCCTATACCACTCAGAAAACCTTAAAGCCGCGCGAAATGGCCAATCCAATCGACTCCATAAGCGGATCAATCTTCCGCACACATGCCGGCCCAATGAATGGTCTGGGCGGTACATGACCAGTTCCGACCTCCTGCCACAGCCCGATGTCGCTTTTTGTCCCGACGATAGCCGCCAGGCCCTGTACTTCACTTTGGATAGAATCTCTTAGTTGGCCCGACCTCAAAAGCGGCTCGTCTTCGCTGTAACCCCGGCGCACACGGTCGGCTTTGGTCGATTCTGCCAGCGGTGCCCAGGCATCAAATGGCCCGTAGGCGGGCTGGTACACACCAATCTCTTCCTTCGCCGTTTCCTCAATCTCTTTCACGATAACGCGGAAACCTTCCTCCAGCCCGGTGGCGATTGAGGCTGAGGCAGACGACATCTCGCGCGCAAACTGCTCAAGGTCCACTACTTACCCTCCTCCCACTTTCGTGTGCTCCAGTTGTAAGTGCCGCCCTCAAACTCGCCGATGACCACACCCATAGCGATGCGCTCATGGGACATCAGCGATGTCAGGCCCGGGAAAATCACGCTGAACGGAACCCCGGCTTTCATCAGCCAGCACTGGTTAATAAACCCGGGGTTCTGCGCTAGTTTTTTGCGGCGGTCACCGTGGCCTCATCATCCTCGTCTTTCGACCTGTCGCGCAGGCTGGCACTGACCGCTTTAAGCCCGCTTTTGCCCAGGATGGCGAGCATGCCTTCAATCTGCTTCGGGTTCTGTGGTAACGGGTATTCCTCACCGTCGATATCAGCCACCGCCGCCGCCGGAAAGGCGTACATGTTCATGTACATCACGTTAATGGCCATCTCAGGACCCACCGCAACCGTCAGCCGGGATTCCTGCACCGGGTCGAGCTCACGCAGGGTGATGACGCGCCCGCTGGCATCACGGACCTGGTCTGATTTGACCGGAGATTCCGCCACTGTAAGCGGCGTCTCTTGCACTCTGACCTGCACCATTATTTATTCCTCAGTTCACTTTTTTACGGCGGTTCGCCGTCCATGACAGGGTCTGGTTCACCGTCTTCTCGCCCTGCTTGTTACCGGCATCGGTGAGGTGAAACGACACGCCTTCGTAGCGGTACACGCTGATGGTGCCGTTTGCCTCAGTGATGGTTTCGGTGATGGTGCCGCGTGGCTGATCGATACCGTTGTAGTAGTTGTCTTCCCACCTGGCCCAGAAGTCATCAAGCGTGGCATCCATACGTTCAGCTGTGATGGTGCCATTCCAGCCCACGGGGATCTGCAGTTCATCGGTAATGCCATTGAGCGGCGTGACTTTATGGGTTGAGACCTGCGGTTTTGAGTCAAAGCTTATGATTTTGGGAATGCGAAGTTTTCCCGTCGGCGTATTGATATCGACAGCAATATCACGCCCGACGGTATAGCCAAGGGTTGGCATGGTTTATCTCCGGAGTAATGAGTCAGTGTTCAGCGCGATAAGCTGTCTGAGACGGAAATGGACACGCTGCCGCCCCCTTCCAGATTCACCAGGAAGTAGCGGACTACATTCAGGTATTTCACCTGCACATCGGCTGTCATGTAGCCCAGCGCCACGCGTGCATCCGGGTTATTGGCCGCATCGAGGCGTACAGCAAAGGCCGGTCCGCCGTTCGGGTCGCCAATCATCTTCAGCGTATCCAGATTCGACAGGAAAGATTCCAGCGTACTTTTGGTTTCACGGCGCAGGTCCGTGGTCTGGTTATCACCCACGACACTGCCGAAGCTCGCCGCTATGGTCAGCGACAGGAAATTGGTCATGCGGGTGTAGGTGTCATCGTTCTGGGTCGGATTCGATGAGGTATTACGCCCGGAGCGCATGCCGAAGTAACTGCCGCCCGGACAGGGACTGGTGATGACATCAAGGCGGGCTGAGTTGATCGCCCCAATTTCCGGTACGGAGTAAGGACGCCCGGCCAGCTGCCGCTCTGTGGCAAT